TGCAGTCGAATGTTATCTCGTATAAACAGCCACAAAACCAAACTAAGTTGCCTGCCAATATGGTACAGAACGCAACCACCAATCATAAACAACAATCAAGTAATAACCGCACCTATGGGGATATTACAATCAACGCGCAACAACCGTTTACACCCGATATGTTAGCGCAATGGGAAGAATTAAATGCCGGATAATCAACAGTATGTCGATATTAAAGTCGTCGATGGTGGATGGGAGATCGATGCCGGTCAACAGCCCGCTATTTGCGATGGTTTATACAGTATTGCTCAGGACATTAAACACGCAATGATGGAAAGTGGATTATTGGTTGGATTAGTCGCAGAACGTAGTCCAACACTACGCGAAGATGCACTGATCCAAATGGAACAATTAATTGAATCTGATGTACGCATCATTCCTGGGTCAGCGAGCGTCACGGAAGTGAGCATTGGCGACATTATGTTGACGGCAGACACTTATGAATACGGCTCAACGGGCAATATAGAGGTAACACTATGAATAAACGACCAACCATTAACTTCTCTTCTATTCTCAAAGAATCTGAAGTGCCAATCACTGAAGAAGCTTTAGAAGAAGTGTTAAAACAAGAAGTCTCTGGTGCTGGTAGCCTGTTAGCCAATGACTCAGTGATGTCACCTTTTTGGAGTTGGGTAAGAGCCGCTGTGATCAAACCGGTGAATTGGTTAATCAATGTCCTGATGGTGCAATATATTATGCCTAATATGTTTGTAGCAACGGCACAACGCTGGGCGCTTGAGCTTAAAGCATGGGAATTAAATGTGGTGGTGAAAGAAGCGGTGAAAACCCAAGGTCTGATCACTTTTACGAAAAAAAATCGTAATGATGCGGTCACGATTGAAGCCGGGGCGATCATACAAACCTTACCCATTGATGGTGTTACCTACCAATTAAAAGTACTACAAGAGACCGTTCTTGATGTTGGGCTTGATGCTGGCGAAGTATTAGTGGAAGCCATGGAACCTGGACTTGCTTATAACTTAGCGGCTGGTTATTACAACATTTTACCCAAAGAGTTACCGGGCATTGATAAAGCGGTTAATGCCGCCAATTGGATCACGACATTAGGTGCTAATGCGGAAACTGATGAAGAGCTCGCTTTACGCTTACAGAATACGTTTAATGCCGCAGGGAGCTGGCATATTGATGATACATATCGCTCTATTATTGCTGGCGTTGCAGGTATTCGCAGTGACAATATTTTCTTTATTAACACTGGCGATGTAGATCCCGGTACCGCCAATGCCTATATCGTGATGGAAGTGGGGCCAACACCAACCAATGTATTAGCTTCACTTAATAGCCATATTATGGAGGGAGGCTTTCATGGACATGGAGACAAGTTAACTTGTCTTGCGATGCCCGATGCAATGTATACGTTAACTACAGATGTTATTTTTAATGAAAATACCAATGCGACAAAACAAACGCTGGCATTAACTGAAGTAGAAGATCGTATCCGTGCAGCATTTCGTGAAACGGAAGCCTTCGCCGATATGACGCGTGCTAAACCATTTTCTCGTTTTAGTATTTCATTATTGTGTACTGAATTACATCAAAATATTGACGTGATCAAATCAGTCAAAATAACTGTTAATGACGAAATTCAAGAAGATATTGTGAGTACCTTAGCACAGCCTCGTATTGCTAATTTATCGGTGAAGGAGGTTTTCAGTGAGTAATCACCAAGAGCCAGGGCTACCGAAAAGTGTCGTGCCTTGGTGGCAAGATGGTAAAACAATTATTAAGGACACTGAAGAGCCTAAAGAGCCTTATTTGCTATCACAAGGCGTCTCACATTTTTTCAATACCTTAAAAGACTATTTGTTATTGCCTACACAGCAAGCTGATGCCTTGGAATGTAGTGAAACCCTCCTGGATATTATGGCGTGGGACAGAGACATTAAACGCTTTACTAATGAACCATTAGCACTGTTTAGAAAACGTGTGAAATACGCATTAGTTAATGCCAAAAACTCCGGTGATGTGGTCGGGTTTATTGAAATTTTTAAACGTTTAGGTGTTGGCTCTGTCATCGTTAATGAACGTTTAGGCGGACGAGATTGGGATATTGTTTCATTTAAATTAGACGATGAACAACTTTCTGTTAATAACGATTTATTGGCTGCAATCATTCGACAATACGGACGTACATGCCGTCGTTATGAATTCCAAGTCACGCATGAAGTTAGCTTATTACGTACTGTGTCAGCGATTGACTGGCAGCAAACGTGTAGCGTTGCAGTGTTAGAGGATTAAGCATGTCACAAAGTATTATTACCTTAGCATTTGAACAGTACAAAGCACAGCAAGAAGCCTTGTCACAACCTATTGAGTTGAATGAATTTGTGTTTGCCCATATTCCTCAACAAGATCCTAATGTAGCAATTGATCGTCAAGAAGGGTTACCAGATGAAGAGCTAATTGTGTTCACGCATGCGGTTACACAAACGGGTTACGTTAATGACAATGCCGTGGTGTATTCATTGTCCATGGGCACTGAGGTGGGCGATTTTGAATTTAACTGGATGGGATTACGCAATAAAGCCTCCGGGGTGATTGCGGCTATTTCTCATTTACCAACGATTGTAAAAACCAAAACCATTATTGGCGAGCAAGATGGTAATGCCATGACTCGTTCGATCATGATGCATTATAGCAATGCACAACGCCTAACTGGGATCCATGTTGATGCCAGTACTTGGCAAATTGATTATACCGCGCGTTTATTTGGTATCGATGAACGCGAACGCTTGGCTAACCTTGATCACTATGGCGACGCTGCTTTTTTAACAACCGGCTTTAAGGTGGTTAAAGTAGGAGATCAGTATCATGTCACGCAAGGTCAGGGATACGTTGGGGGCTTACGTTGTTCATTAGCTGCTGATTTTGTTATGGCCAGCGTGCTGCCTTCGTCTTTTATTTATGTGGATGCGAGTTGGCAAGGAACGATCACCAGTCAATGGCAGACGGTGTTTAACATTACAGCGTCAACAAAGCAACTTACAGATTACCGCGATGCCAATGGCGTTCAACATTATGTGGCTAATATTGCACAGATAAAGGCCAATGGCGAAGTTATCGATACGCGATACTTAGGTGGAACACCTGCCTTTGAACGAGTGGATAATGCCGCGAGTGATGCAGATGTTGACCAAGGCTTAAGTGTTAATAAACACATTAAGCTGCCGCAGTTATGGCGCTCATTAAATAAGTTGATGAGTGGGCATAAAAATGAAACGAATCCGCATTCGCAATATGAGAGAGTGGATAATGCCGCAAGTGATGCAGATGTTGATCAAGGTTCAACTGCCAATAAACACCTTAAGCTCCCGCAGTTATGGCGCTCATTAAATAAGTTGATGAGTGGGCATAAAAATGAAGCGAATCCGCATGCTCAATATTTGCTTAAAACAGAAAAAGCCTCACTCACAACGAATGATGGTTACGGTAATGCGAACGTCACTTTTAATCATCGTTATGGTGTCAGTGATATTGAGGGAAGTGCAGGGAGAATAACATGTGCAACGGATAGTCCTTCTGCACAAATGAATTTTCAACTTGCAGATGGCGTTGCTGAAGGGCAGACCACGAGCTTAATCGATATTTTTTTAATGAAGCTCAGTGGCGTTTATTTTAAGAAAAATATTTTTGCTCCCAATATATTGGAAAAAAAATATACCCAATTTGCTCCATGGGATTCAACAAGAACCTATAAAACAGGCGAAGTGTGCACCGTTGAAGTGGGGGGCGAAGTTTTGCAAATGCAAATGTACGCCGGTCCTAACATGACTTGTACGAACAAAAATCCAGCTGATGAGAGTAATCGCCAAAATAAATGGAGTAATACTAAAGCGCCTTTTTGGTGGGTGCCTTATAAGTCTGCGCGAGTGGGCACCACACTATGGCCTTGGATGAGTCAAACTATTCCTGAGGGAACATTGAATGTGTTAGGAAACTCCGTCCCAGTCGCTGTGTTTTGGCGTGTTGCACAAGCCTTACCTGAGTTTGTGAATAAAACGACAGGCATGATCGATTTTCCTGATACTCGTGGTGAATTTTTTAGAGTATTAGACCAGGGGCGTAATGTTGATACTAATCGCCTTTTGGGTAGCTCTCAAGGTGACGCAATACGAAATATTACAGGGAAGATTGAAAGTGGACACTCTTTAGGGGTTTTTAATAAAGAGACTCCGACTAAAGGTGTATTAAGTCATGACGGTAATATTTTATATTCGGTTGCGGGGGCAAGCAGCTCTAAATCATATTATTCAGGCTTTAATATTGATGCTTCATTACAAGTGCCCACCGCAAATGAGAACCGTCCTCGCAACTTAGCTTTCTTAATGTTAATGGAGATTTAGCCATGCAAGTCTATTTAACCTTTGATCCAGATACGCATGAAGTGATTAGCACGTTGACTTGCAGTCAATGGAATGTGCCGCGAAATGCTGTGCAACTTGATGGGCTTCCTGAAAAAACGGGGTTTGCCGTCATTGTAAACAGTGATTTTAGTGGTACCGAGTACATGCTCGATCATCGAGGTAAAACCATTTATAACACGGCGAATGTAAAGCAATCACAAACCGTCACTACCTTAGGTGAAATTGAATCGGGTTGGACATTACAAGTACCTGGTTCAACGACCGATAAATGGCTGAATGAGGCTTGGGTTAGTCAAGCATCTGCAGCCATGTCAGTTGATAACGTGGCACAAAATAACCTTAAAAAGCCTCGTTTATATAACGCAATGAGTGCTGGATTAAAGAAAATACTCCGTCAATAAGTCAGTCATTAGTGGCTTAATAAAGTGAGGAATTAAGCCACTTTATTAGGTCATAGACAATAACAAAAATGCAGCTTACTGCATCAAGGATAACTATGTCACAAACTATTATCACGCTTGCTTTTGAGGAATATAAAGCACAGCAAGAAGCACTATTACAACCCGTTGATCTTAACGAATTTGTCCTAGCGAATGTGCCTGATCAAGACCCCACATTAGCTATTGACCGTGAAGAAGGGCTACCGAAAGAATCTGAAATTGTTTTTGTGCATGCGGTGACGCAAAAAGGCTACGTCAACGGTAATGCCGTTGTGTATTCTTTAACCATGGATACAGAAGTGGGGGATTTTGATTTCAACTGGATCGGGCTACGTAATAAAGCCACGGGTGTCATTGCCGCTATTTCACATTTACCGAGCATCTCAAAAAGTAAAACCATTATTGGTGTGCAAGATGGTAATGCGATCACGCGTTCTATTATGATGAGTTACTCTAATGCTAAAAATCTCACCGGCATCCATGTGGATGCCAGTACATGGCAAATTGATTTCACTGCTCGCTTATTAGGCATTGATGAACGAGAGCGTTTAGCTAATGTCGACCATTATGGACTTGCCGCTTTTTTAGCTGAAGGTTTTAAGGTTGTCAAAGTAGGCGAAAGTTATCAAGCCAGTGCAGGTGTCGGTTACTTAGGTGGGCTACGTTGCGAACAGGCCAATGCGATCACGTTAAAAGACGCGGTCGCCTCTCGTGCTATTTATCTTGATGCGAGTTTTCAAGGTGAATTGACCAGTCGATGGAATACGGTGCATAAACTTACTGTTAGCCTGATATTGATGCTAAAGGCAAGGTGCTTGATACTCGATTTTTAGGGGGAACCCCGTCCTTTGAACGTATTGATAACGCCGCAAATAATAGTGAAATCGATGCCACTTCAAGCGCGGTGAAACATATTAAATTACCGCAGTTATGGCGTGCATTTTCCAACGCACACACAGCACATAAAAACGAAGCGAACCCACATACTCAATATGAACGTATTGATAATGCGGCAAGCAACAGTGACATCGATGCCACTTCAAGCGCGGTGAAACATATTAAATTACCGCAGTTATGGCGCGCTATTTCAAACAAGCTGCTTGCTCGTACGATTGCAACGACCAGTCCGTTAAAAGGGGGAGGTAACCTTTCCTCTAACCTTACCTTAAGTATTGACAGTGCCACAACCAGTAAAAAAGGGGCTGTGCAATTAACCAATAGCGTCACAAGTACGTCCAAGACGTTAGCGGCATCGGCCGCCGCAGTTAAAGCGGCTTATGATAAAGCGAGTGTTCCAAGTGGTGCTGTAGGTGATGTCATCATTCGTCCTGTTGGCAGTGTTCCACCTAAATTTTTGGAATGCAATGGGGCTGTTTTATCTTGGGAAAATTATAGCGAACTATATGAAGTTCTTACCGGTGATACCTCATATACTGGTAGCTCGTTTTTGGCGGGAGGAAATATTAATCTTGTTGCGGGCAATGACATTCAAGCCACTACAGCCCAAGCCACTACAACCCAAGCCATTAGTAATAATCTGGATATTAATACTGCTAATAAAACAATAAGCAACGTTGTTTCTGATGATCTTGTTGCCTCTGTATCTAATTCCCTTACCACAGCTAAATATGTTCGTGGCGTTTTCGCGCTCCCCGATTATCGTGGCGAATTTCTACGTGGCTGGGATCATGGTCGAGGAGTTGATGCTGGACGTGGTGTTGGTAGCTGGCAGGCTGATGAGTTTAAAGCACACTCGCATTCCTTTAAATATGAGAATACTCGAGGAGGTGGCAGTAATGGTGCTTCAGATGGTAATAGTTCTTTTAGTCAGGAAAATACAAGTGTTGAGGGCGGCACTGAAACTCGTCCACGTAACCACGCTGTTATGTTTTGTATAAGATACGAGGAGTAATCATGAAACACTATATCTATCACTATAATCATATAAATAAAGCCTATATTGATAAAGCGCTGGCCACTGAAAGCCCACGTGAACCCGGTGTTTTCTTAGTCCCGGCGAACGCCACACTCAGTAAACCCATTCGCGCTAAAAAAGGTTATGTGCGCTGTTTTATTGATGAACAATGGACCTATGTTATTGACCATCGCGGTAAATTAGCGGTTAACACCTTATCCCCATTGGGAGACTTCTTTGCCATCACTGAGATCGGAGAGCTTGACGCAGGTAACTATTTAGTAGAGACCCTCGCCACCACTGAAAGCGGTGAATATTATACTTATTATCATCAAGATGGTTCTCGTGATGATGAGCAAGATGACGCTTATCGTATTGAATTGGCAAAACAGCAAG